ATTCATTATATTATTAGTGCATTCTGAAGGATTGAAAACTGCCATGCAATGCGCCATTGATGCTGGATACGCAAGAGGATCCGCCGTGGTTCGTGCATCGGAGCTGCAGAATCCTTTGAAGTTTCCATTGGTTGCAAAGGCGATTGAATCTGAGCGAAGAGCGATTGTTGAACGGTACAAGTGCACGCAGGATAGATCACTTTCTACATTGGCAAGAATCAGGGATCAGGCCAGCACATCAGGGAACTGGAATGCTGCGGTGACGGCAGAGACTCGGCGTGGTCAGATCGCAGGGTTGTATGTGGATAAAAAGGAAATTCTCACAGGAACGATTGATTCCATGAGTCGTGACGATGTCGAGGCGAAGTTGCAGGAGCTTAAGGAACAATACAGTATTTCAGCTGATTTCGAGGTTTTAAAGGAAATGAAGAAAGTGGAAAAAAAGGCTTGACTATAAAATAGAATGGGACTATAGAGAAAAAGTGCCTGGCATAACGTTAGCCACTTTAAGTAGTGGGGGGCTGAAAAAAATCAAAACGTTCACCGAGTTGCCAGGCATCATTTAACAAGGAGAAAGCTATGACGTATGGACTAAAAGAAGATGTAAAGAAAGCTAAAGAAGAAAGTAAGAAGGCAGATAATAAATTTTTTAATGCTCTTCTCAATATATGTGTAATTAACGCAGTTGTTGATTGGGAGGATAAAGATCCTCAAAAGGAATTTAAGGAATTGGGTAGGCTTCTTATTGTGTATATGAAGGCAAGTGGAATTAAGGTGGATAAATGAGTGTAAGTTGTTTAACGCCTGGCGTGAGTTTCGAATGTGATTCCTGGGGATTTAATGCCCAGGGCCAGTCTTTTGTAAAGAAGCAAACACCAGCTACAAATTGGACTATGTATATGGTTCACTTTACCAAGTATGCTAGGGGCTTTGACTTTGAAACCTACAAGGAAGGCTACGGAATTAAGAAAATAAAGGTTGCGCCTTTTAAAGAAGAACATACTCGCTGGGATGAAAACTATGAATGGGAAGGTTATGGTCTTGCAAAAAAACGGTAGCATTCCCTATACTCCTCTGGAGCAGCTTTTCTGGAGAAGAATTAGCAATCTAAAGAAAATGATTAGCAGTCTTAAAGGAAAAAAGCATAGAGCTTATAGATCTATGTGGAGGGGAAAGTTATATGAACTTACAAAACAGATTGGAGGTAAAATCTCATGAAAAGTAGAAAATCAATTGAGGTTGAAGAAGCTAGACATCCAACAGCCGATATGGATGGCTATTGGTGGGAATTAATTTTAGGTATTTTATTAATGACAGGGCTTAAGTTTATTTTTGTCATTGGTGCAATTATGTTTTTTATTGCCTGGTTATTTTAGTGAAGCCAGAGTCAAAGTTATGGCAGCTAATGAAGGATAATATGCCAGATATTTTTTTTACTCGTTTTGAGAATTGGGCAACGCCAGGTGTTCCTGATGTTTTAGGAATAACAGACGGAATTCCGTTTTGGGTGGAACTAAAAGTAATTACAAGTAACAAGATTAATTTAAGGCCTCATCAAATAATGTGGAACTATAAGTATAGTTTGCGTGGTGGCAGAAGTTTTATCTTGGCCCAGACCCTCCCTCAGAGGTTACTCTGCATCTTTCCAGGGGCCATTGTCCATTCCATTGCCGAAGAAGGCGCATTGGCCGCGCCCAGTTGGTCATTCCCCCAGGATCCCTGGCCCAGGAAGCAGCTGGCGGAGATCTTCCTCCATTCTCCATTGCCCATTCCCCCAGCCAAGCAGTAGTCAGTAATAAAATGGGACGCTCCTTCCGGGCTCACCCTGCGTCGGGAGATGTTCTCCATTGTCCATTGGCGAAAAACAGCCACGAATTACGGTAGTATTACCTGAGTCCGGCATCCCTGGCAGCATGAAGAGTAGTAGGATCTCCATTATCCATTGGCGGAAAAGCGCCAAGAACTACTGGTTGGTGTGTTGAGCACCGGCTTCCAGGCAGCATGAGACTGTGATGACTCTCCATTTCCATTACCCCATTGTCGCCCTTTTCCCCCGTTTATTGTTGTTACCTTCCGGGTCACCCCGCAGCGAAAGTGAATGGGGTCCCGTTCCTTTGGTTTGCATCGGCGGATTTCCGCCATCTTTAAGGGTGATTACTGTATCCCCGGTCGCAGCATGGCGCTGCCAGTTACCTCCTCTCCATTTCCATTGCCCATCAGCCCTTGTCCCACCTACAAGTATAGTAGGGATGGTCCCCGAAGCCGGCGTCACGGCAGTCAGGAGATGTGGTTGGGGAAAAGAATTTCTTTTTACTTGACTATGGGATAAAGTGGGAGTATAAAGGAATCTAACAAGGAGAAAGATATGGTAGTATCAGATGAAACTATGACCACCTTATGCAACGCAATCACAAGCATAACGGAAGCTCTTGATAGGAACAATTCTACATTAGAGAAAATTCTTGGTCATTATAATTCTGTCGTTCCTCCAATGAAAGAGGGAGCAGACAGGGCTAACCGAATTAATCGGGAAGCAGAACTTCAAAATGGGGGAGGCTATATCGAAAATTAAAATAATTTTATTTTTTCAAATTGCTCTGAAAAGGCGAGGACTCAACCCCTCGCCTTTTTTATTGTCCATTGTCCATTGCTCGCCTTCGGCGGTTAGTAGTAATAGTTTAGGGAGCTGGGAAGCCCGATCCCCTTCCTCCTCCTTCCAAATTCTTTTGATTTCGCCTCTTGACTAACGGATAAAGTGGGACTATATAAGTAACAGGAACATAGCTAGGCACTCATTGAGTCACTCGAGCACAGTTTGTTCTTGGCCGAAAGGCAGGAGCCCGCGTCCGCTTCTAGAAACCGTTTAATATACCGTGAAAAGGGCGCATTAACAGGAAGGAAAAGAATGAACACAAGTACAAAACGTTTACATAGCTGCGCGCAGCTGGTGCAGGGAGAATTTGAAGATAGATTGAAGGAGCTCCATACAGTGGAAGGCCTCTGCTTTGATTACGTTGACCCAGGTACATTCACCGACCAGCTGGAGGGATACTGGAGATGGCAGCTCTCATGGGGCGGGCCTGGTGATGAGTTCAGGATCTACATTAATCCGGACAAGAGCGTGCATCGCATTGAGTACTGGTACATGGACTGGTATGACGGCGCCAAGGTGACGCTGGATCCGGAGAAGCACTCGGATGCGTGGAGTCATCTGGCAGATATGGTGAATTGCAATTGATACATTACCTCCTGATATTTTTGCTCGTTTACATTGGCGCATTTCTATGCTTCCCGCAGCCCGTCATTGCATTCACCGTGCTGCTGGCTGCCGGGCTCATGAACCTGGTGGACTGGACTACGGTTCCCTGGTCGCCGTAGCTGCATTGCATTGCCCATCGGCCAGACTCGTGGCTCTAGTATAGTATTAGGGATGGGCCCACGGGAACCGGCACTTCAGTCGGGAAAAATAAATAAATTATTTTATTGACAAATGAAGTGGGATATGTTAGACACTTAATTAATTAATAGAAAGTCGAAAGGATATAAAATGACAAAAGCTGTTAATATATTAAATGTCTTGGAGAAAGCTCATCAAGGTAGAAATATGAGTAAAAAAGCCAAGATGCAAATTGCTGATGCTTATGGCAGGGCGTTAACAATGCAAAAGATAATCGCTGACTTCATAAAAGTAAATCGTCAATTATTAATTGATATGGGTATCAGCGAAAATGCCAACCTCTTACACGGCAAAGATTACTCTTTACATATCTCTCAAAAGATTGGTGCAAAGATTGATACTGCTTTAGTGAAAGATAAACTTGGGGAGTTGGAATACCAAAGGTGTAAAGTTCCAACACAATACAAAACTATTCAAGCTATGCCACTTAATGACAATCAAGTGGAAGTTGATAGTTCTACTTCAATTAAAACTATTTCAGATTTTCAATTAGCTGTTTAATCAAACAATTCTGCTGGAAAGGGGCGAAGTAAAATTCGCCCCTTTTTTATGTCCATTGCATTGCCGCGCTCGGAGCGGCAGCTCTGGTATAGTATAGTTACGGCACCCCCGGGGTGAGTGGAACATGGTCCTGGTGTTCTTCCATTCCATTATAAAACCAGGCGATTTCGTGGCTTATTAGTAATGATTGCCCAGCAGCTCAGTCATCTTCCTCCCTCCATTGCATTGCCGACCAAGAACCTTTGGGTGCTATAGTATAGTTAAGGTTTCCCCGCACGGCGTTTCTGTCGGTTTGTCAAGTGAAAAAATAAAAAGAAAAAAGTTTGTAGTACAAGTACTATTTGTTTGACTATCAAATGTAATGGGATTAATAAGGTAGATAGAAAGAGAGGTCATAAATGCCAGATAACAATAATGACTTACACAACAGACTAACTGTTTTAAATCAAACAATAGGTTTGAGAGAAAACACTCAACCAACTAATCCTACTAATGCTCAAGTAGATACTCCAGAGAGTATTACTATTAACTTGAATTGGAAAGCACTCTATAAATGGTTAGAGTCAGAGGTTGAGGAACTAATACTTAATCCTAATGCAAGTCCAGAGGTTAAGACTTGGGCAGAGCGATTAATAGCTAATGGTCAAGCAAAGATGAGGGAGTTTCAAAACAGATGAATAAACATATTAAGATCTTAATGTTAATGCTTTGCTCTTTAATGATTGTATTCTTATTAACTGACTATAACTTTATGAAATACTCACTATTAAATAATGTAGTATTGATAGTCTTATCTATTTGTTGGATCAAATCATACGAGTTAGTGCATAACTCTAACTAAAGTTTCCAGTACTGGACTGGCAGAGCGGGGAGTTATCCCCGCTTTTTTTATGCCTGAAGTACAGGTGTCCACCTGCTTCCATGCTGCCTTCGGCGGCAGCTTTAGGTACTTACAATGGACTTCAAACACCAAATCTGGTACAACTACACCCCTACACCCCCTAAATGTACCCTGTCGTCCGAGAGTTTCCTTTAGTCGAGAGTTTTACACAAACACAGATTATGTTATAACTTTTTTATGATTCCAAAAACAATTCCAACTGACTTATTGAAATACGAATTAAGGAATCTTCAAATAAAAGTGGCCAAGGAGTCCCGTTCCTCCTTCCTAACTTTTGTAAAAAAAGTATGGCCTGAGTTTATTGTAGGTTCACATCATCGTATTATTGCAAAAAAACTTGAAGCGGTTTCACGTGGAGAGATTAAACGC